TCCTAACGTGTTATGAGTTGCCCAAAGCATTGGCAATCGCGTCTTGTAACGACTGTGGTTCCGCTTGTGGGCTTCCTCCAATTTTGCCACCTGATGCCGTCTTAATTGGGCGTCGGTCTGCAAAGCGCGTTTGGAAACGGGTGTTGACCGCATTATAAGCCTCTTTCGCCATAGATATTGCATCTTGCGGCGTATTTGGCCTTCCTCGCTCTGAAACCATAACCCTAATCCGGTCATCAATTTCTTCTTGCTTGAGGTTAAAGTCAGGGTCAGACTGTCGGGCTTTCTCTTCCCACGCAGTCACCGTTTCAGCCAGCGAGTTAATATGCTGCCGCGCGACGTTCTGTTGCTGCGCTTGGGCATATTGATTTACTTGGGCGTTAGCCCTTTGCTCACCAGCTCTCGCAACCGCTAACTCTCGTCCCGCATCTTCGTCTAAGTAGCCATCGTCAACACGGGTCTGAATATCTTTCGGCAGCACAATTCCAGCTGCTTGGGATAAATTCTGCACATACGGTTTTAGAGCATTAAGTGCGGCCATTGGATCGGCTTTCATCAAAGCCATGATCTCCAAACCTTTTGCGGCTTCGTCACCAGACAGTTGGTTGTCCATCAGGTAATTCTGCATCACGTTAAACTTTTCAGCACTATCCTTGTATACGTTCCGTTCTTCCAATACTTTCTTAAAACGTGGATGTTTATGAAACGGTTCGTCAGAAAAATCCTCTGCGTCATCGACTACTTCATCGTTTTTAGCATCAGACTCAGCTGCAAGCGTATCCGGTTCCTCAACCTCGTCTTCAGAGTGCGACTCTGTTTCCTCTTCGGGCTGCATCGCGTCTTGTATGACACTCAACAAATCCGCTTCGGTTTCGCTTTCTGCGGCAGACGACACCGCATTATCGTCCTCGATTACTTCGGTCTCGGTGGACGGTTCCGCAACCTCGGTTTCTTCAACCATCTTAGCGTCCTTCTCCTTTTATTTTACATCTGTTGATCGTAGTTATCAACAAAATGCAAAAATTTACTGGTTATTAGCTCCCATCGGCGCTGGGCCTCCCCCGCCCCCTGGAAGCTGCCTCGGTGCATTATCTGCACCCCCTCCTGGTGGACCCTGCAAAGCTGGATCACCAGTTCCCGGTTGTTGCGCTTGATTCATTGCAACAATACTAGGAATCTTATCTGCAAACGCTGAATCAAGCTCGAGCTTGTCATCAAGGCGTTTAAGCAATTCTTTAGCCAGCCATTTCGGATCTATACCCGGTATTTGCAGCAAAAACGGCATAATCCGCTCAATGTTTGCAAGTTCGGCTGCGCGGTTTGGCTTACCTGTCGATCCAGCCTCGATCTCTAGGTAAATTTCTTCCATGATCTGATCGCGGGTCATTTCAGGCCATACAGCGCCGGGGCCAACAATCTTCTTAACTTCATCGATAGACAAATTCGCCAAAACGACTTGACCGGCAGCGCGCGTCATTTCCGACATAAAGCTGTCTAGCTCGTCAACATTTGCGCCCATCGTTGACATACGCGCGCTTTCGGCAATCGATGTCTCTGTCGCCGTAGCTCGGGACAGCCCACCAAACTGAGCCTCTTGCGCGCCGACAACAAGCTGGATGTCGTCAAATATAGTGCGTACTTCGTAGAGATTTGGATCAATGCCAATCTGACCTATCGGCTGAATAACGTCATTGACCTTCTGACCAGCTGCAAGCGCCTGTAGCTCGATAACAGCGTTTGCTGGGTGCGTAGCCAGCTTTTCCTTATCCACATCCTCAAGAACACCAGCCGGTGCTGCATACTTAGGACGATTGGCGCGTCTATGCTCACGCAAGCCTTGCCTTGCCCGATTGTATTCGTGCTGCATAGGCATCAAAAGGCTGACGTCTGAAGGTGGGTAAAGGTAATCCTTATGCTCTATCTCGTTAAAAACCAGCGAGAAGATAGGCCAAAATGTTTCAACTTTTACGTCTGGCCCCATAGGTTCACGCAAAAAGTCATTGTGACCATCGGCAAGACAATACTGAACGCCAGTCTTGCGGTCATACACCTCAAAGATTTGTACTAGACCATCAGGCGCGCCTTCACCGTTAATATCGTCATGCGAAGATCGCTGACGGTATTCATCGTATGGGCCAGTTGACCGACCCTTCATATCATATGTGCGGTACTTGTCTTTGAGATCGACGTCGTAAATCTCTTTTACTTCGTCTGGCGTTAAATACAGTTCGTGGGCAATCCATTCCGCACCAACGAACCCGCGCAGCTGACGGCATCGAGGGTCTACAATAATGGAATTGGCCTCTGGGAAGTCAAACACCAAGCCTTCGCGAATAGTTACCATAGGCTCCTCTAAGAGCGTCTGCATTGAAAGCATCAGCTCTTCGATCTCTGGATCATCCTTTTGAATTTTACCCTTTTGAGCCTCTTCAGCTACGCGGCGAAGAAAATCCACTTGTGCTTGAACGTCAGCAATTTTAGCCGCAACTTCCGGTGCCCTATCAACGTCACGCTGAAAACCTACCTTCACAAAGCCAACGCCAGTAGTAATAACGCGCCGAACCAGCGCCTTCATTTGTGCCTTGAACGCTGGTTGCTGTTCTTTCATGTAGTAGTCAAAGAGATTTTCGAGCGTCTTTGCGACGTTATCGAGCATCTTGCTCTCGTTCTTGCCATTCATGTAGTCTTGAATAATCATCGAGGCTTCTGGCGGCACGGGTAATCCGTTTTGCGACGACGCCTTAGAGGCCATAAACGCTTGAGCCAGTGTGTCAGCATCGCCATCCCAAACCTCATAGGACATACGGTTGCGCCGCTTGGCTACCGCCTTGGGGTTTTTAGCATACAAAGCGGCTGTGCGTTGCTGAACGTGGCGCTGTAATATATTGGCGACGTAATTATCAGCAGACCAGTTCTTTTCATCATAGCCATTAAGCACAGCGTCCATGTCAGTTCGCATTTGCTTAAACGACTTTTCGTGAAACTTCTTAGCGTGCTTCACTTTAGCCAGCCATTGATTAACCAGCGCAGTTCGACGTTGTGTAGGTTCTGACCGCTCTTCGTCTGTCGTATCTATCATCATTTCTTCGTGCATTACCAACCACCAGTTTTGTTTTCCAAAAATTGCTGCTTACGACGTTGTGCGGAATCCCACTTAACCCACGCCAACGTACCGACTTTTGGACGACTATCTGATTTCACTATACCACCTCCAGGGGTGGTTAGTCGAGCCAAGCCCATCCCCACCCAAGCAAGGGTGTCTACAAAGTCGTCATTTCGCCCATTGGGAAACTTTAAAAGCTCGTCAGTTGCCTTTTGAGTCCACACAGATTGACGCGGGAACAATACCTTATTCATAGCCATACGGCCCAGTATAGACTGTGCGCGCTGAACCTTGTTCGCTACTGGCGTGACTTCCTCAATCCGGCAGTAAACCTTTTCCTCGCCCATGCGTTTGCGCAAGAACGGACCAATAGCCTTGGATATGTGGCCTTTTTCAGCCCACCAAATAAGAGGCTTCCACTTGCGCATCAGCTCCAACATGGCGTCCACAACCTTGTCTGTAGTTCGCTTTTCCCACCAGCAATCCAACAAGAATATGTCATCGTTTCTGTCTACTCCCACAATCAACAAACACGTCGCATCGTTCCGCGTCTTATCAACTCCAACAGCATGATCTGAAGCTGCGTAAATACGCATATCGTCTGGAACGTCTTTGCGATTAAAGTATTTGATATTTTCGCGCCGAAATAAATCACCGTCTTCCGCTGTCGGCCTGCCTTGATACAAAGCACTGAAGCCACGCGGATCAAGACGCCGCTGCGCCTCCATAAACTCCATATCAAACCGCTCGGGCCACAACAGTTCACCCGGCTTGCGCCCAAGAGGGTCTTCATCTTCCGCTAATGCCGGTAAGTTAATAATCTTCCACTTTGCAGCCTCCTCGGGGCTGTAATGCGGGTTTGTGGGGTCCGTAAGACGACCAATAAGATCATCTTCATGCCAGCGCGTCTGAACGATAACAATAGATGCTGATGCTGTCATAAGGCGCGTCATCAACACTTGTGTGAACCACTGCCACAGTTGTTCCCGCAACGTCGGGCTGTTGGCCTCTAAGCTATCCTTGATCGGATCGTCAAGAATAACAAAATCGCCGCCACGGCCAGTAATCGAACCACCTCGACCAACAAATACCGACATGCCGCCAGACGTTGTTTGTATCCTCGACTTCGATGCACCGCCCTTGCGCAACCCAAAGCTCGGGAAAACATGCTTGTATTGCGGCAGCGTCATAATATTTCTGACATCTGCACCAAAATCTTTCGCAAAGTCTTCGTTATAGGTAGCAAAGATCACATTGCGGTACGGATCGCGACCCTGCACCCAAGGTACGAACCGGCGCGAAACTAACTCCGATTTACCGTGCCTGGGCGGCATAGATACGATTAGACGCGGAATGTGGCCCTTTTCTACCTTCTCCAGAACCTTGGCTAACGCTCGATGGTGCTTTGCATCCTTAAACATGCTTTCGTCAATGTTCTCTGGATCATCCGCATCAGGCATCGTGTACTTAACAAAATCGACAAAGCTAGTCCGGCACTCAATAGCTTTTTTAAGCCTGCGCGCCGATGCAATCTTTTTATCTAGCTCGTCAAAACGCTTGTTCTCACTCATTGGCTAAATCCAACGCCTTTTCCAGAGTTTCAGTATTGCGCCTACTCCAGCCCTTTCCGTAGATTTTATAATCGTCAAGAGAGCGATAAAAAGCCTCACGACCATCATAATATTTGTGAAGCACATCCACGGGATCAAAGTCATACACCGCTGCAATAGTTTTAGGTCCGATAGCACCATCAGCCGTTGCAGACACTGAACGCTGCAAAATCTTGGCAGCGCGGCCTGGTCCGGCGTTAACACAAAGGTCGGCGCAGCTTACGTCTACACCAGAAGGAAGTTCATCTGCCTTAACCGCATCCCAGTAGTTCTTTTTGTAAAGAGGCTTAACATCATCAACGGTCAGCTCCCGCATCACTTCTTTCGGTGCAGGCTTGCCGGTATATTTTGCCCAGTTCCACGAAGTAACACCAAGCATTGTGCTGCCTTCGTTGCCGTGGCCGTCACCCTTACTGTTTCCTTTGTCGCGCTGATCGTCAGTAAAGCCACCTTCATGCTTTATCAGCATTTCAAAAAACGTTTCCCAGTTCTCTTTCATTTTTTACCTCCGAAAAATTGCTTGCCACCCCGAATGCCAACCGCTGCTGTGCATACAGTGAAGACCAACCATGTGTACCAATCAGGCAGCTCAGAAAGGCGGTCGAAACCGTTCTTCACTGTTTCTTCCATCCCAGGTATGAAGCACAGAATGACGGGTATAAGGACGGCAAAAGTTACCACCTCGTCCTTGATCGATGACTGCGTACCTTCAGCCATAATCCGCTCCCAATCGGCAGTGGATGTCTCTTTGGATAATAGGATTTTTGCTTTGCTTTTAGCTTCAACCAGCCTCAACTGCGCAGTTGCTGCGTTTTTATCAGCCTTACCTTGGAGCCATGAGCCAGCAAGATTGGCTATCGGACCAAGTGCTGAAGTTAACAAGTTCATCATTTCTTATCTCCCATTGCGCTGAACCCAAAGAAAGCCGCAACCAACCCAGAAATGGCTATGAAGTATGTAGGTGCGATGTCAGCAAGAAGTTGCCCTGTGGTGTCGTATCCCCATATATCTGCCGCAACGATGCCGACCGGATAAATCAACAAACCAAACAAAGCGAACCACGTCATTCGGAGTTTAGCATCGCGCTTGTGATCTGCATCTTCCATGCGCAAACGACGATCCTCAAGCATCAACTCGCGCTCGTCGGCGTCAATCCTACCGTTTTTGTTCAGATCATATTCAGTCATTTTTCAAACTCCTAGCATACTCAATGGCATAACGTTTGTGGTGGGTGATAATCACAACTCTCATATCCTCGTCGTACACAACGTAATTCCCTCGCTTATTCTGGTATAACCTCAAAACAGTAGACCGTTGTTTGGCTCGTTGTTATCAAGACTTTTGCATCCTCAAGAGCTTCTTTGCACTCGTTCTCAGTGGTGAACTGATTAAGTTGATAGTGCTCAATGTTGTTATTCATGACCTGAAACCAGACTAAAAACCACATCACCAACGCCCCTGATATTTGCCCCAGAGATAAAACGCTAGAAACAACAACCCTCCACTCATGACGAAGGCAATCAATCCAACAGTCCAGTTTATAATATTGTCAATAAACTCTTGCTTGGCATATGCTGCCTCTTTGCGGATTCGCCGTTGCTCCGCCTCAATTCTTAGCACTTCCTCCCAAGCCGATGGGCCATATACGAAACTGATTTCATCCTTTATGGATTGCCTCATCTCATCAAAAACACGCCGCTGGTTCCATATCAGCACAGCGTTTTCCTCATCTGATCCTTTGAAAGTCTTTTCCCACCAAGGCGGGTTTTTTGTTCTTTCTTCAATCTTATTGAAGTCAGAAAAAGCCTTTCCCCATGTTGCCAAGCTGCCGCCCATTGATTGAAGGTCTTGACCCGTGGATATAGCTGCCTTGAGCGTTTTGTAAGCGCCCGTGGCAAGAGCAACGCAGCTAATCGGGTCCACAATTTTAGCCCATCTTTGTCAACACAGCGACTAAAAGCCCAATAATAGACGCCGTTGCTGCAATCATAATGCTTTCCATCCGCTTCACACGGCCAAACAAATCTTTGAATTGGATTTTAACTTCAGTCTTTATAGCGATCACCTCCTTTTCAAGGCCGTCTATGCGCTCATGCGCGGATGATACTGTACGTTTGTCCATTTATCAGTCTTTCTGTTTACCGTATCAATCAACACTTGTGGGAAGAGTTGCGGGGACACTTCGGCTTATGTGCCAGCCGTCTTTGGTGGTCATTTTATAACCAGTTTAGTTGAGGAAACAGCTGTCCCAGCAAGAACAGACGGACTAGACGCAGAAGGGCCAATACCGCCCGAGCCTTGCACATAGTATGCACTTCCCGGTGTTAAACCTGATTGAGCATCATCAACCGACCCTGAAAGTTGGGCTGTCGCTGTTTGTCCATTAGAATAACTGCCGTTAGAAATACCTATGAAGTTACCAGACTTTAGATTGGTACCATTTTGAGTAGTTTTAAAGGTAGCATAATTCGGTTCAATAGCGCCACCAGCTTCGTCCCTGAAGGAAAGAAGCGTATGGTTATTAACAGGGTCATAAGCAAGGTCGTGCTGTTTAACTATCTTACCAGAGCCGAAGGCTAGGCCGCTATTATTAACCGTAAAAGTATTATTAGAGTTGAGAGTAACAGTCGCAAACTTACCTGAGTTGGAAGATTGAGTATAAACAATACCTACGTTTCCGGGGACGCTGTTAAAGACAGTTCGAATAGCACTAGGCGAACCACTGGCAATAGTACCTTCCCCGCCTATTGAGATACTATTCGTGGTTACTGAAAACGTACGACCACGAAGGTTTGCAAAGTCCCTATTATATGCGACGAAGAACTTGTCAGCTGTTGGGTCAAACGAAATCGTATGTTGTTCAATGTAGCTGTTGTAGTAGCTAATATTACCCGAACCTAGCTGAGATGAGGTAACTTTAGATACGGAATAATTGCTAACCGAAAATAGACCTACACTTGGGTAGTAAGGTGCATTGTATACCGCAACTACTCGGTTGTGTGTTGGGTGATACTCCAAGCCAAACCAAGTATTTGATTGGCTTTCAACTGTTAAGGGAGAGCCAGCGCTTAAAGATGTGGTCCCCGCAGAACCCTTAACAATAACCATCCTGAGGATATTAGTATTTCTCTTATAGGCAATTGCGCAACCTGCAAACCCAGAGCCATATACCATTCCCATACCTGTCGGACTTGCGCTTGAGTCTATGGTTGTAGAGCTTCCTGGAGATGCTGTTTTAGCAGCGCCATCAACAGCCATAGGCACTACTCTTAAGTCGGAATTTGCATGATAGGCTATAATTACTTTGCCTACGGTAGCATCATAGCAAGCGACGACAGTACCGGTATCATAACTGCCTCCAGTTACGAAACCTAAATCTTGCTGCGCACCCCAAGACATCTCACCTGTGTCGTTCATAACACCGACACAACCATGATAGTTACTTACGCCAGAAATTCTACCAGTTGCAAGAAAGCAGCCTTGATTAGGAACGTAAGTACATGTGTACTGCCCGGTAAACTGGGTGCCACTATTTGTAAACGTGGTGGTCCCTTCATCAGCTACAAATTGTGTTTGTAATCCAATGGCGACAGAGGAGAGTGTACCGTTAGAGTTAACAACTACTGGCGCACCGTTTGCTATCGAACCAGACGCTGTAGCAGAATAGCTTGGAGCGGCTGATGCTACTGCGTTATCAACATAGTTTCTGTTTGCTGCGTCAGTTCCAGACGAAACTGTATCCACACCCTGAATGCGGCCTGTGCCTCCGAGAACAACGCTACCGTGGTGTACGGTCAGGTGTGAGCTATCAAGCTGCATCTTTTCGCTGTTACCAATGTAAAACTCTGTGCGGCTATCACGGAGGTGTCTTATTGCCCAGTCGCTGTCGCTATCTAAGAAGCCGATAGCATTATTGCTATCGGCATAAACTGAACCTCTGTGTGTTCCGTTATTAGTCTCTAAACGAAGCGTCATAGAGCTTGCATCGTCCATGATGGTCCACTGTCCATTGGCCTCACTCATAAAGTGTGCGCCTGTAGCTGCGTTATATAAACCCTCGCCAGCGTCATTGTTATAGAACCAACTGTTAGCAAAGACACTACCAAACGTAGGGCTGCTACTCGTATTTAAACTCTGGTTTGCCGTGTAAGTTGTATAGCCATTGGGGTTTGACGCATCGTACTTTGCATTTAAAGCAGTCTGTAAGCCGTCTACATTTGAAATAACGTGGTTGTGGCTATCGTCTGCAACTGTGACACTCAAAGTAGCATTACCAAGGTTGGTGAACGTAGCAGAACCAGAAGCATCACCAGAAAGCGTCAACGTAGGGTCAGCAGTTGCTGTTGTGCTGATACTGACATTGCCCGAGCCGTCAAAGCTGGTCGAACCAGTCACAGCGCCAGTGACAGCAATATTGCGTGCAGTTGCCAGTGTTGCAGCTGTGCTTGCTGCAACACCAAGAGCATCAATGTCAGCTTTTGTCTGATCCGCAGTTGCACCAGCCTCGATGCCATCCAGCTTCGCACCATCAACCGAAAGGTCACGGCCATCAACAGTTTCCGCTCCAGAGAAGGTAAGGTTGCCAGTGAGTTGCCCACCCGTAAGAGGCATGAAACCAGAGCCAGCCGTGACGCCTTGCTCCCACGCAGAGCCAGTATAAACTTTTAGTGTTCCACTGCTTGTATTGTAAAATAAATCGCCAGTGTCATTGCCAGTAGACGGGTCTGAAGTTCCGACGCGATAAACATCAAAGAAGTCATTTACGTTATTGATATTTGTAGCAACAGTGGTGACGTCGCTGATTGAACCAGAAACCGTGTTCACACTGGAAATGTTCGTTGCCACAGTACCAATGTCAGTCGCATCAGAAGCGACAGATGATACATCGCTCGAAATACCAGAGACCGTAGTTACATCGCTAGAAATACCCGCAACAGTCGTAACATTAGCATCAATTCCAGCAACCGTATTGATATTAGTCGTATTTCCCGCAACCGTAGAAACATTCGCATTGTTCCCAGCAACCGTGTTCACATTGCTAATATTAATGCCAACCGCATCAACATTCGCAATGCTATTGGATACAGTGTCAATCTCGGACACCGCTTCATTCAGGTCATTAGCAGCCGTAATAACCGCAGCTATATCACCCGATACCGTGGAAACGTCAGTAATAGCCGCCGCAACTATCGTAACAACACCACTTACACCAATCTCACCGGCAACAGTATTCACATCACCAATGTTAGAAGCCGCCGTGTTTACATCCGCTATGCTCGAAGCAACCGTGTTGACGCTAGTAATCGAGCCAGCAGTCGTCGTAACATTAGCATTATTCGTCGAAACCGTACTAACATCAGACGAAATACCCGCAACAGTCGTAACATCTCCAGAAACACCGGCAACAGTCGTAACATTGCCAGAAATCCCGCTGACCGTAGTGACGTCCGTACTTACACCCGCAACCGTGGAAACATTGGCATTGTTCCCAGCAACAGTCGTAACATTAGCGTTGTTCGAAGAAACCGTACTAACGTCAGACGCTATGCCAGAGACAGTCGAAACCGCAGCGTTTATACCCGAAACCGTAGTAACGTCAGACGCAATACCAGCAACAGTCGTAACATTAGCCGAAATACCAGCAGCCGTAGTAACATTAGCAGAAATTCCGCTAACCGTAGAAATGTCAGTCGATATGTCAGCTAGAGTATCAAGGTCAGAAACAATCGCAGCAGTGCCCAACGTGTTCATGTCAGAAACAGCATCAGCCGTACCAAGACGACCAATCTCTACAGACTTCGAAGCAACCGTCTGAATATCAACGCTGTCACCCGCAGCCGTGGTAACGTCAGACGAAATACCAGCTACAGTACTAACATTACTAGATATACCGCTAACCGTGGTAACGTCAGACGAAATACCCGCAACAGTCGTAACATTAGCATCAATGCCAGAAACCGTAGTCACGTCAGACGAAATGCCAGCAACAGTATTCACATCACCAATGTTCGTCGCAACAATAGGTACAT